AGGGTTTTCATATAACGGCTGCTGAGCTCCGCGTAGTATTTCAGACCGAATGATGCCATACCCCACTTCTATGCTGGTAAAGATAGAGGCAGCACCCGGATCTGTTCGGAATATATTATACGGTTTGATATTTTTTCTTACATTTGTAATCAATAACTTAAATCCATTGTCTTTATGAAAAAGATTCTATTGATCGTTGCCATAGCAATTTCTACTTTCTCTTTAAATTCTTGCAAATCAAAAGAAGATAAAGCTAATGAACTCATTAAACAAGAGATGTTCAAGACACTTTATGATTTTGAAAGTTACCAACCCGTAGAAACCTTAATTGATAGTGCGTTTACTAATCCTTGCACGAATGATACTATTATTTATGCAGCAATGAAGGCAGTGGAGGATATTGATAAATGCTTAGAGGCTCTTGATGAGGTCAAAGATGCCCAGCGTTCAATGAGCATATGGTCAGATTCATATTCGTCGTATGGCAGATCTGAATACAGGGAAGCGAAAGATAAAATGGAGGAGGCCTATAACAAAGCAAAGGAAAACATGCAGCAACATATTGCTGCCATAAAAGTCATCAGAAAGAAATCTGTAAATTACCCTCACGAGTTTATTGGTTGGCAAGCAACCCACAAGTATAGATGTAAAACAAAAGGTGGACATAGTGCCCTTGGAACAGAACTTTATATTTTTGATAAAGGCATAAAGAATGTTTTGTTTTCCATTAATGTCGAGGATGAAGATTATATAAAAGCGGTAGGTTACATCAAAGACATTTCAGGATATTCTGATGAAGAGTTTAATAAATTTATTCAATATGCCGAAAACGCATTCAAATAGGATAAAATAATAGTTAGCCGGGGTTGCATCACTGCAATCCCGGCTTTTTGCATCCAGAACGGACGCGCAAGCAAGTAACACTTCTGGAGCCTAAGACTCGGCTCTTTTGAGGATTGTGAACCCGTCCTCTCCGGGTATAACCGCGAGGCCACCCCATGTCCCATGAAGCTGGCCCATGCTGTCGATATGTTCAACGACTCCCTCCCTGCCCACATAGGTGTTGTCGTAGGGATCGTCGAGCCGGGTGATTCTGATGGTGTCCCCGACCTTGACACCGTAATTTCTGTTATTGTTGCACATAGTATTGTAGGGTTTTGTAGTGTCTATTTTTCTGCGTCCATTGCCCAGAGCTGCTGGTCGAGCTCATGAAGCTCATCGTTGATTTCCCTCTGACGATTCTGCAGGTAGAAGAGTTCGCTGTAGCGGCCATTGTTGGCGGTGCGGATCTCTTGGATCTTGGTATCGTTGGCTTTGAACTCGTTTTCCAGTTTCTCGATCTTCTTGATAAGGCTTGCGCGTGTCATAATTCTTTGATTTAAAGTGTTTTACTTGCGTTCTTTGTGCATGTCTAAGGTCGCTACATTATTTGAAACACGCAAGTCATTTCGCATTTATTTTCAAAGAATAACGCATTTATTTTCAAGTATTTAACCCTCCTTATGCAAGAGGGTTCTCAAGGCTCTTCTGGAGGCTTTCCATGCGTTCATGGATATCCTCCATGGTGTCCGCGTAGTCGAAGAGCATGTTTTTGAGGTCACCCAGAAGTGCAGTGTTGGAGAGGAACTTTCCGAAGTCCATGTAGAACCTTGCCCGGTCTCCAACCTCGTTCTTGCAGAGGTCGAAGCTCCCGGTGCTGCCGACGCTGATTTCGAAGCGTTCCTTGTTGTCGTCCAGCCAATTTCTGCGCTCGTAGTAAATCTCGACCGTCTGGCCGAACACCGACTTGCCGTCCTTCTTGATCCCGAAGGCGCAGCAGCTGGTGCTGAGGTTCTGCACCTGCCAATGATTGCCGAGGTTCGCCTTGATGAGGATTTCCAGCGCGGTGAGCTTCGCCATGCAGGTCTTTTCGTAGTTCTTCGTCTCGGCTGCGATGGCAGCTTCCTTCTCGGCCTTGAATGCCTGCCCCTCCGCTGTTGCGTAGAATGCCTCGCGGCTCTCGGCTGCGGCCTTCTTTGCCTTTGCCGTTTCGAGGGCCTTGGTGAGCATCTCGACATCCTGCTGGAGATCGTAGAGTTTGCTCTTCTTAAGCTGCTCGTAGAAGCGGTAGGTGTTTGAGTACTGTTCCGGGGTAAGGAGGTTTTCTGCTTCACCCTTGACGGTTGCGATTTCGTAGCGGAGGGTGTAGGTCTTGATGAGGAGGTCTGCTTTCGTTGCCATAATTGCTTGATTTAAAGTGTTTTACTTGCGTTCTTTGTGCATGTCTAAGGTCGCTACATTATTTGGAACACGCAAGTCATTCTGCATTTATTTTCAAGAAATAATGCATTTATATTCAAGCATTTACACTTCCTCTGGTTCGTCATCCAGACTCTCGAATGGATTGTACTCTACAGGCTTTCTCTCCTCCTTCGGAATGGTGTAATTGCAGGTGATCCACTCGTCCTGCCGTCTCCGAGAAGTCTTGCTCGCGGTGATGGTGCGATTAAGAGTGTGGATCGTCCATTGGTGTTCCTTCGCGTACTGCTCGATGAGCGGATGAGGGAACATCGTCAGCATGAACTTGCCCTTCAGATTAGCAAGCACCTCCAGCAGCTCTGCAAAGTCCTGCTCGTTGAAAGTGCCGTTGTAGTGTGCGCAATCCGTCCCGACATAAGGCGGATCGACAAAGTGGAATGCCCCCTCGCAATCGTAGCGTTTAAGGAGGTTGATACCGTTCTCGCACTCGATGGTGCAGTTGTCCAGACGCTTGCACAGCACCTCTGTGAAGTCGTCCTTGGCATTGCGCAGCTTCTTGGTGGTGGTACCGCTGCGGTCATAACCGAAGGTGCCGTCAAGCATCGAGGCGAACCCCAGCTTGCTGCAAACCCAGACGGCCCATGCGCGTTCCACCGGATTGAAGAACTCCGGATGCTGGTTGATGTGCTTGGCCTGCGCATGGATCTCCCGGCTGTGGAGCGTCGAATCGATGAGCGTTTTCAGCTCCGGGTACTGCTCCTTGGCCACCTTGTAGAAGTTGATGAGCTCCGCGTTCACATCGTTGATGACCTCGCATTCCACCGGAGGGATGGCAAAGAGAACGGAGCAGCCGCCACAGAAGGCTTCTGTGTACAGAGTGTGTTCCGGGATCAACGGGAGGATGTATTTCAAGATGGATTGTTTTCCACCGTAGTAAGATATTGGTGTTTTCATTACAGAACTTTAAATCGGAGTTTTATTACTATGTATCCAACGAGCAGGATGCCGAGGATGATGGCCACCAGACGGAGGATCGGGATTGCCTTGCCCTCCGGCTCGGTCTGTTTTGTCTGGAACACTTCTGCGTCGGTCTGCGACTGCGTCGTGACAAGGGCTGCGGAGGTACTGTCCGAGGTTTGTGATTTGACTGCTTGCAACCTAATTTTTGTATCGACAGTCCTCCGCACCGCTCCTTGTTTCTGGGAAGAAGGAGCCGGGGTTGGATTGCGGATCTTCGGAGGCTCAACATCTGCGCTGTCACTGTGATCCTCACTCACCGCTGGCGTAATCGTCACAGCGGAGTCCGGGAATGATGCATCCGGCTCCGGAGGATAATACTCGACGACATGCTGCTCGACCACCAGATCGGCATTCTGGAGTTCCTGCCTTATGAGCTTCACGATTGTGGAATCGGAAGAGGACTCACTCTGGTGAACCTCCTGCGGTGGGAGCCTTCTGGCCGCTCCGCAGGAGGATATCAATGCAGCTGTAACAATGGCCACAGCACATCTTGCCATTATTCGATATCGATTGAGCATTCTTGTAGTATTTCTTGTACTCGTTGTTTTCTTTGCTCCGGAGTCAGCTCCAGAGCTTTTTTTATCGGCTCATCCCAAGGCAATGGGAACATGGCTTTCATCTCGGCTCTGTCCTTCGGCATGAGCTGGATGCAGGTAAGCGTCCAGATCTGCCACCGGGTGCGTTCCCATGCAGCACGCTCTTCGTCCTGCTTTCGCCTTGCAAACCCATTCCATGCGTAGATGAACTCCGCTGGTGTCATGTCCTCAAAGTCGCAGGGACGCAGTCCCATCTGACCGACGGCCACACTGTACCAGCCTTCGTATGTAGGTTCCAGCCGGGGTTCGTCGTCGCCTACTTCCCGGCCTGCTGGTTTGGGCCATAGCCCTCCATCCTTTCCATCATCGGACGGATCTCCTCAGCGAAGGCATCCACGAACTCGAAGATGAGCTCCGGCTGCTCGTCGATGAAGTCCCACACCACATCCTCGCTGTACTCTCCGGCATCTTCCCGGCCATATTCCTTCCGGGCACCCTCGGTGAGTCCGATGGACGCGAGGGCCACGATCCCGTCCAGAGAGCTGATGACATCCCTTGCGGTGACGATCTCCGAGAGAGTCTTTCCGGTTCGCTTGAGGAAGGTGTTGACGGCCCTCATGCCGAAGTGAACCGGGTACTTGGTTCCGTTTATGGTAATCGTTCTCATAGGTCGTTAACTCTGTCCGCCAGATCCGCTGCCGCCACTCTGAGGCGTTGCCGGGGTGAGGTTGCCGCTTCCGGTGAAGGTGTAGGAGTAAGTCGCGTTATCGCCAGCCTGCGCTCCGAGCGAGAACGAGGTGACATAGGCGTTTCCGGTGTAGGTCTTGGTGAGTCCGGTAAGAGGAGACTTGATGATCACTTCCACCTGCGACTTTGAGAGGACGAGCGCAAGGACATCCTCGCTGCTCTTGTGTGAAGTCGAGAGTGCGGAGTCGATGACCACAAGGCCCTCTCCGTCGACACTCCACGAGATGTCTCCCGGATACTTCTCCTTGCCGTCGGTGTCCTTCGTGCGGATATCCTTCACCTCAAGATCGACCTTGAGGGAGTGCGTTGTCGCATGGAGCGTCGGCTTGCCTCCCACGAGGACGATGATGTCCTCGCCTTGAATGACTTGTTTGCTTCCAACTGTTTCTGCCATATTGTTTTGAATTTATTGTTGTCTATACTATTCTGAATGTGAGTGTCCAACAGTGCAGGTCATAGTCCGGATAATACTCGTATGCGGAGGATCGGTGCTGCACCCTCTTGTCGTCGATGGTATTCCCGTCAAGTTCGGCAGCGAGAGCTTGCTTGAGCTGCTGCGCCCCGGCATACTTGCTGTCGTACACCGACACATCGAAGACGGTGTTGTAGCCGACGATGCCATCCTTGGTGCGGATCGGCACCTCCTCCGGAGTGGTGAACGCAGCAAAGGGAGCGGAGGTCGTCGCATCGACGGCCCCGGCCTGCACCTTACCCTCAAGGGTTGGTGCAATCAGCTCGATCTGCGCTATTAAGTTCACTCTGAAGTCCGACTGTGACATACTGCTTTACTTGTCCACTTTTTTGAAGTGCTTGTTTACATATTTCTCCACTGATGTTGCGAGTGCATCTCCGAACCCGGACACCACCTTCTCTTGGTTTTCGGTGTAGGATTCCTCGATGAACGGACGCGGTTTTATTCCCTTGACATGCCGGGCAAAGACCTTGTCCCCACTGGCCGTTGTAAATACCAGCACTCCTCCCTTCTTGCGAGGATACCGGGGATCGACCGTTCCTTCGTGTATGAACTTGCCGTAGTATTGGTTCGCCTTCTTCTTTTTAGTCTTGCTGAATACAGGCTTCACCGCCACATCCACCTCGGTTTTCGGTGCGGACTTATCCCGGAAGGACACCACCTTGATCTGCCGCTTGAGCTCTCCGCTGCGCACCGGGACGCGATTTCGCGCACCCTGCACGAATGGTTTTGCAGAACTCTTGAGGGCCGACCGCAGCATGCTTTTCTGCATCGTCCGAGGCATGTCATCAAGAATCTCCTTGGCCTCTCTGTATCCATCAACCTTGACCGTCAGCATCGCTCTTAACCGTTACGAGGTGAAGCCGCCATCTGCGGCCCTCCTCCTGCACTGATGTGATCTTGCGAAGAGAGTCACCGTCCTGCACGAGCATCCCGGCTATGATTCCGGTGCGGTAGCGAATGGTGTACGCCACTTCGTTCTCATGGACGATGCGTCCGGCATAGAGGTTCTCGCGTCCCCCGGCCTCTGTGCGCTGCGCGTAGCAGAGTGCCACAAGGGTTTTCTGGTGGGTGCGGTCGTTATATTCGTCGCGCACCTCTTGGAAACGATATATGCTGATGCTGTGATCAAACATTGTCCTCTGGATCAATTGCCACTGCACGATTCCGGATCACCGGGCCACCTGCAGGAGGCTGGGGTTGTGGATTCTCGTCGAGCGAATATGGATGTACCCTCCAAGGAAGGAGCAGTTTCTCAGCCGTTAACGGCAGCTGCGAAACGCTCCTCCCGACGAGGGCATCGCTCTCATTGTCAAGCAGAGTCCCCACCGTCAGAAGAATAGCCGACTTGATGGCCGGAGGAAGCGTCGCTGCGGTGAACTCCTCCTTGAGGCTGCGGTTGGTGAGATCATCGGCATAACCGATGGCCATCTCCAGATACTCCCCGATGAGGGTGTCCAAGGAGTGATCGTCCCCGACGCGAAGGTGTGCGCGAGCAATTTCCAACGATATGAGATTCTGGCTTGACATACTTTGAGCGAACCACTACTAACCACTAATAACACTACAACACTATATGAGAGAGAAATAATGAGGTTCTATTCGTCGTCCTCGTCTCCTCCGGTACCGCCACCTTCAGCTCCACTGCCGGAGCCGGAACCGCTACCGCTGCCGCCACCGGATGTGCTCTCATGAAGGAGCTTCTTAACCGGGTGCGTACCTGCGTCGAGGAGGTTACCGTCGACGCGAGCGAAGCCGAACAGACCGATGGAGAGGTACTCTGCGAGGAGTTCGTTAAGGCGGATGACCTTGAAGTCCTTGACAAGACGGATCTTGTACTTGGAGAGGTCTCCGAAGAGGACAGAGGCGTTTCCGGCTCCGATGTCGGCAATGTCGTCATTGAGGACATAACCCTTGCCGAGGATGGTGGCCGGGGTGCCTTCCTTGAGGGAGTCCTGCCAGATGTAGCGGCCCTGCAGGTCTTTTATCTTGGCGAGTTCCCAGAGGGTGTTGTGGTTGAGCATGAACTTGCCGACCTTGGCATAGTTACTGTCCACTCCCTTGATGAGGTCGATGATATTGTCGAAGGTGAGACCGTTTGCTGCGGCCTTTGTCTCGATGGCCGTTGCAGCTGTCACGATACCCGTAGGCTGGCCAGAGCCGGAGCCTGTGGTGAGGTGCTCGTTGACACCGCGTCCGAAGGACTCAGCGAGCAGGCCTGAAAGCAGCGCGTCAAGATTGAATGCGGAGTCCTGCAACAGTTCGAGGGACACCGGGATGATCGGGGTGCGGTAGGTGTAGGCCTTGAGCACCTTGCTTCCGAAGGAAGGAGTGCGCCTTGTGTTCTGCTCGTACTCTGCGACGATCGTTGCCTTGGCAGCGGTGTCATTGATGGTCGGCAGGGTGAGGTCACCGCCTGCGCTGGTGGTGATGATCTGCGCAGCCTCGAAAAGACCGCCATAGTTCTTGAGGGCAATCTCGACGCTGGAGGCAAGGGCCGACGGGATGAGTACCCCGGCAGAGAGGCCGGAGATCGGAGAACGCTTCTCGATGGCGGCACGACTCTCGGCACTCAGTCCGTTCACACCGTTAACGAGGTAGTCGATGAAGGCACGACGGTACTCAGCATCCTCCAGAGGGTTCTGGCGGCTCTGGCCACCTTCCGTTCTCTGACGGTAGGCTTCCTCGGCCTGTCTGCGCTCGATTTCGAGGAAACGCTCCTCGGCCTCGACCGCCTTGTCCGCCTTGTCATAGTCGGCAATGAGCGCGTCCCACCGGGTTTGCTCCTCGGAGGTGAGTGCCCTGCCGTCTGTCTCTTTGCGGAGAGCGTCGATCTGAGTGTACAGACCAGCTCTCTTCTCTTTTAATTCTTTGAGTTTCTTTGACATAATATTATGGGAAAATTTGGTGAGTTATCGTTTAAGGGACAGCATCCGGGCAATGCGGTCACGACTCGTTGTATCGACTGCAGAAGGAGTCTGCTGCTGGAGTGCCTCCTTCTTGCGCTGCTCAAGGAGTGAGCGCACTCCGGCTTCCGTATCCGGGTAGGCCGGGTAAGTGACCAGCGACACATCATAGAGCTTGGAGATGCTCTTGATGGTGCGCTCGTCGTATTCGAGGCCGTTCTTCTCGTCGGCATAACGCCACTCGTCGGTCTCGACGATGAACTTGAAGGAACACTTGCTGACATCGCCTCTGGAGACCAGCTCCACCATATCGTTACCCAGCGTTGTGGCCGGAGCATTGAACTCGAAGTGGAGTCCCACCTTGTCGACCGCGAGGGTGAGCGTCCCGGAACTCGTCCGGGCAAGGATGCCGTTGATGTCGTGATTGAAGCACATGATCGCATCGGACATGTCGCATTTCTCAAATGCACCCTGCGCGATCTTCTCCCGGAACCAGCCGTATATCGGCTCGCTCCAGCTGTCGAACTTGGCGGCATAGCCGGAGATCGTCCTGCCGGACTGTCCGGACTCGTCATCACCCCTCTGCTCGATTCTCAGATCGCTGAGGATGCACCGCACCTCCACTTCGGAGGGTGCGTTATTCTTCTGTTTTGTCTGATCCATTGCTGATAGGTTTTTTTGCCTGCGGAGGAGCCGTCAGTGCGTTCTCCACCGTCTGCATATTCATCTGGACGAAGTATTTGTCACCTCCGTCATAGGAGTTCATATCCTCAAGGCTGCGGATCTCGTTGGCCGAAAGCGCACCCACGATGTTCATGTTCTTGTAGTATTCTGAC